GGATCAGGCACTAAGTCTGGCGCAGTTATCAATGGAGATAATTCTTTGGCTATATCAGCTTATACAAGAGCTAATCAGGTACTATCAGACACGATAGCCACATTACCCATACATGTACATAAAAAAAATTCAGATGGTTCTACTGAGATCATAAGCCATGTAGTTGCAGACTTATTCAAGAGAGAGCCTAACGACATTCAAACCGCTGTAAATTGGAAAGCGGCTGGACAAGGCCAGTTAAACACTTACGGTAATTTCTTTGCTGAGATATTCAGAAAGTCGGACGGTTCGGTTAAGAGTTTAGGTGTTCCATTTCTAGCTACCCAAGTTTCTATTAAAATGAATGAGGGTAGGATGGTTTACACAGTCAATGAAAACGGTACTGAGAGGACAATCACCCCAAGTAATATGTTTCACGTAGCAGGGTTTAGCTATGACGGTATATTAGGTGTTGCTAAGTTGGACTTAATGAAACAGACATTAGGACTAGCCAAGACATACGAAGACAAGGCCAGTTTCTTTATTAAGAATGACAGTACACCACCTATCGCCATAATCAACAAAGCGAACTACAACAAAGAGCAGACCGCTACCAACAAAAAGAACTGGCAAGCAGCACAAAGCGGAAGTAATTCAGGCAAGGCAGCTCATTTGTCCGGCGATTTCGATATAAAGCAATTAGCTATCACTCCTGATCAAGCTCAATTCTTAGAATCACGTGTTTTCTCAGTAGGAGAGATAGCAAGATTCACAGGAGTACCCACGCATTTATTATTCGAAGTAGGTACAGCCACTTACGGCAATATTGAACAACAAAACATTGAATTTGCTACCTATACTATCAATGGATGGGTTACTAGATGGGAAAACGAGATTAATAGAAAATTATTCAAGCCTTCTGAGAAAAAGAATTTGCATGTTAAATACAACCTAAACGGGTTATTGAAAGCAGATGCTAAGTCAAGAGGTGAGTTTTACAAGGCATTGTCTGTTATTGGTGCAATTACGCCAAATCAGATTGCTAAATTAGAAAATATGAATCCTGTAGATGGTGGAGACACTTCTTTCAAGCAAATGCAAGACATTCCACTAGAGAGAATGCAAGAGTATTGGGACTCAATCATAGCAGGAAAAGGAGCAAAAACGGTCGAAAATGGAAAAGAATAGCGATTACGTAAGAAATATTGATAATGGCGAGCGAAGGTTTGTCACTCAACAAATGGAGATCAGGGCTGATGATCAAGGATCAGTAGTAGAAGGGATCGCCTCGGTAGTCAATACTAAAACAAATATGGGTTGGTATGACGAAATGGTCATGGTAGGTGCGTTCGATGATGTGATGAACGATGATGTTAGGTGCTTGTTAAATCATGATCCTAATTTTGTATTGGCAAGATCCGTAAAAGGTGAAGGTACATTAAAGTTATCAATCACTAGTGAAGGGCATTTGGCTTATTCATACAAAACCCCTAATAGAACATTCGCAAAGGATTTGGAGGACTCTATTAGGACAGGTGATATATCGCAAAGCTCTTTTGGCTTCGGGATTAAGACTGACGAATGGGTAAAGCAAGAGAATGGAAGGGAGTTGAGGCAGATTTTCAAGTTAGGATTTCTTGGTGATGTTAGCCCAGTTACATTCCCTGCTTATACTAGTACTAGCGTAGCAAAAAGGTCTTTTGAAAGTCAGAAGAAACCAGAGTTCGTAAGGGACTTTAAAAAAATTAATGAATTAAAAAGTAGAAAATTAAAATTAAGAGGAGTATGAAAGTTTTAGAAATGAAAGAAAAACGATCAGAAGCCACAGCTAGACAACAGTCTATCTTAGATGCCGCTGATCTTGCAAAAAGGGACATGACCTCTGATGAGGAAATTGAATGGAATAAGTGGGACAAAGAGCATAACGAGCTAGACAAGAAGATCGGGCGAGTAGAGGTTCTGGAGGCTAGACAAGCAAAAGTTGATGCTGAACAAGGTGCCCCAGTTGAGAAGACTACAGAAGATAGAAGCCAATGTGAGAATCCTGAAGAAGTACAAAAACGTAGGTTAGAAACTTTTGGTAAGTATTTACGTGGTGGTTTTGCGTCATTGGACACTGAGGAAAGATCGGCTTTCCAAGAAACAAGAGCGCAATCCAAAGGTACTAACTCAGAAGGGGGCTACACTGTACCTACAGACATGGCTAACCAAATAGAGGATGCTATGCTTTCAGTTAGTGGAGCTAGAGCTATTGGTAATGTCTTTAGAACAGCATCTGGTAATCCAATTGATTACCCTACTAGTAATGATACTGGCAATGTCGGGGCTTTACTAGCAGAGAATGTAGCAGCAGGTGAGGAGGATGTGGTTTATAGCTCTCTACAATTAAACTCCTACACTTACACTTCTAAACTTATTAGAATTTCTAATCAGTTGCTAGAAGATAGTAAGTTTGATATTTTTGCGCATATCGCAGGGTTAGGTGGGGAGAGAATTGGTAGAGCTACAAACGCAGCCTTTACTACAGGAACAGGATCATCTCAGCCACAAGGCTTTATCACGGGAGCGACATCTGGTCTTACAGCGGCAAGTGCTACAGCTATTACGTTTGATGAATTAATATCTTTAGAGCATTCCGTTGACCCTTCTTATAGAGCAGGTGCAGCGTTTACTTTTAACGACACTTCTTTTGCTGCTATCAAGAAATTGAAAGATGGTGATGGAAACTATCTATGGTTAGCTCCTAACGGCAGATCAGGAGCCGCAGGGACTATTTTGGGGTATAAATACGAAGTCAATCAGTCAATGGCTAGTATGGCAACGGGTCTTAAGCCTGTAGCTTTTGGAGCATTTTCTAAGTTTCTCATCAGAGATTCTGGGACTCCGTTAATTTTGAGAATGAGCGAAAGATTTGGCGAGTTCAATCAAACAGCTTTTGTGATGTTTACTCGTCACGACTCAAAGGTTCTTGATGCAGGTACTAATCCTATCAAGTACATCACAATGCTTTAAGATGAAGGCTAAAATTATAAAGGATTGGGCGCATTCACTTGCTCCCGATTCTATATTTAGAAAAGGATCGGTAGTAGAGCTTTCTGCTGCTGACATCCATGCAGGTATAGGGAACGGTTATGTACAAGACCCTAACAAGCCTGAGGAAAAAGAAGCTCCAATTAAAAAAGAGCAATCAACGTCAAAGAAGCATCAGAATAAGCGATGAAATTAGAAAGAACGATAAACCCTGCTGTAGATGCAGTACTGCAAACGCTTGTAGAGCAACAATTGTACGTATCAGCCAATGAGAGTCCGTTAGTGATAGCGAACAACACAAAGGCTGCTATTCAAGCTGTAGAGCAGGATTGTGATCGTTCTTTAATCAATCAGACTTGGACAATGACATTAGATGATTTCCTTCTAGTTATTGGGAGGAATCTATTCGTCATTTTGATTATACCACTATCTTTATTCCAAAGGGTAAGGTGCAATCAATTACGTCATTCACTTACATAGACGCGGATGAGGTAGAGCAAACTTTGGTCTTAGATACTGATTATACTATCACTGTTTTTGGCGATGAGCAAAGGATTGAGCCTATTGATTCATGGCCTACTACATTTTGTAATAAAAACGATGTAGTGAAGTTGGTTTGGATTTCTGGTTACGGTGCAGCGGATACCGACATACCGGAGAACTTAAAACAGGCCATTCTTTTGAAGGTAAAGGAGTATTTCGATGGAGATGAAGTTGATGACGCTTACAGAAGGGTTATTGCCGTGTCTCAACTGTTTTTTGACTCAGAGAAAAATGACAGGTAATGGGATTACAAAAATTAGATGCTCGACAATTCGATATTAGCGGAGATATTCACCAAGTAACATTGGTCGATGACGGTACGGGAACGGATGTAGAAACTGATGCTGTATTATACGCAGGAGTTAGGGCAAAGTACATGAATCCATTGAAAACGGATACATTAGAAACATTCGAATTAGATCAGCAAGTAGCCAAGATCAAAGCATCATGGTTAATAAGAAACGAAACAAGCAGAACAATTACCCCTAATAACATGGTTTATGTGGTAGATGGTGAACGACATTCTCTTA